GATATACAGATGCTCTGCCGCAGGAAGCATGGATTGTTTGAATAATTTAGTATTCAATGAGGAGGGATAAACCATGAATAAAGACTGTAACGGCTGCTTCGGGGCAGCAGGAGACGATTGTCAGAGGTGTCAGGAAGTTGACGAAGTGACGCCACATAAGCTGGATATCACTCCGGAGTTGGCGATAGCGGCATACAATACACTGATTGATTATTGCAAACAGTTTGATTCCGAGGGTAATTGTGGAAATTGTATCTTTGAACAGATTCGTTATCCGGAATCAGACGAAACTATATGCGATATGAATTTCTATCACATCTGTCCCACAGACCGGGACAAGATCACTCTTCTTTCCCTGGATGGCAACACGGTCACATACATAAAAGACGGCCAGATCAAAAGAGTAACTTGTGGACAGCACGAGGAAGCAGTAGAGTTTTACGAGGAGGTAAGGCATGGCAAAAAAATGGTGTGAAATGACAGAGCAGGAAATCAATAGATTAAAACAGCAGCAGTGCATGAAATGCGAGTATTATTCCAGATGGGCTGGTGATGGAGTAAACCATGCTACCTGTGAGTACATCACAAGAGTAGGTCATTCCAGAGGACTGCATCCTCTTGAATGCAAGCGAAAAGGAATATTTGAACCTCGCAGGACGCAAAGGAGGCGGAAATCATGAAAAATGCAGAAGGCTATCCGGATCCGACTGCCGGGGATGCCATAAGAGCTTGTGGGAGGATGCCGACACACATATACAACATTTATTCCGTGATCAATAACGTGGCCGGACTTCACGGGCTGGAGATCACAGGTCTGCGTGACAAGAAAACCGGAAAAGAATGGAGGAGAGAGTCACATGGATAAGCACATATTGAATCAGTACATAGATGCATGTGCGCTAATCGAAGAAGTTGAAGAAGATATCCGAAAATTAAAAAAGAAGAAAAAGACAATAGTTCAGACAAATGTTTCTGGAAGTAATCCAGACTTTCCGTACAATCCACAGCATTTCAAAATCCAGGGAACAACCTTTACCTTCCGGGAGGATTCTCAGCTCCGGATGGAAGAGAAGCTGCTGGATCAGAGAAAGGCAGATGCTGAGAAAATAAAAATTCAAGTGGAAGAATGGATGAATACGATTCCTCAGAGGATGCAGAGGATTATTCGGTACAAGATTTTTAAGGGAATGAATTGGCAGCAGGTAGCAAAAAAGATGGGACGGGATGCTACGGAAGAGAGTGTCAGAAAGGAATTTGAAAGATTTTTTGTAAAAAAATAAAGTTTGTCCGTTTTGTCCGATATGTCCGGTTTAAATTTGCTATAGTATAAACTGGAATTAATGGTTGACGGCATTAATTCCTCCATCTCACGGTAGTCAGTTTCATAGCCTGGCTGCCTGATTAGGCTCAGACGGTATCGCTTAGAGACAGAAGACCGTCACCTTCCAAAACATTTTTTCGACAACACCCTGTAGAAATACGGGGTGTTTTGTTGTATGATAAAAGAAACTGTTTTTGGGAGGTACAAAGAAGTGAGTGATACTAACATAAGCAAAAGCCCTTTAGAAATTGCATCGGATAAATTGAAAAGAAATTATTTGAATCCAATTAGAACAGATTTTATGGAATCGTATATCTATAAAGAGGAACCAAGATATAGACCAGATGGACCATTCCAAAGAGATTACGCGAGAATAATGTATTCTTCATCGTTTAGGCGCTTACAAGGTAAAATGCAATTACTGGGAATAAAAAACGATCAATTTTTTCGGAATAGATTAACTCATAGTCTTGAAGTTGCACAAATAGCACGATCTATTGCCAATGCGATAAAATACGATTCAGGTGAAAGTTATATTGTTGAAGCTGGATCGTTGGCACATGATATAGGAAATCCGCCTTTTGGGCATTCTGGGGAGAGAAAGCTTAATGAATTATTTTTGGATATAGGAGGATTTGAGGGAAATGCGCAAACACTACGAATTCTAACGAGCGTTGAAAAGAAACGGCCTGATTTTCGTGGTCTTAACTTGACGTATAGAGGATTGTTTAGTGTTGTTAAATATTTCAATAAATTTGATAAAGATGCATATGACGCAGGAGATAAAAATCAAAAATTTATTTATGACGACGATTACGACATTTTGAAAAAAGCTGTTGATGACAATGAAATAGTTTTGAGAACATTAGATGTTCAAATAGTTGATCTAGCAGATGAAATTGCTTATGCAGCGCATGATTTGGAAGATGGTCTTAGAATAAAAGCATTTACATGTGATGAGATATTACATGACTTTAAAGCTGAATATGGTGACGGAGATTCGTTTCATACACTTGTAGAATTAGTAGAAAAAGCAAAACAAAAAGCAGGATTTGGGCATGATAAAATTGACTCTTCGCAGTATTCAAAACTTTTTAGGCAAGAACTAGTGTCATCATTAATAAATTTGTTTTTGCGAGATATAGGATTAGTTCCAATCGATGCAGAAAGAGCTAGAAGGATTGGTTCAGCGCAGAAAGAAGAATTAAATTTTATAAGCTATGGAGATTTAGTTTCTGGGCTTAAAAAAATAGTTTTTCGATGCATAAATCATAACGATGAAGTATATCGTTATGAACAGCAGGGAAATGAAGTATTGACATTTTTGAAAGATTTATATTTGAATGATAATATGTATTTACCACCAGAATATCGTGCAAAAGAATTAATGCGACAATATAGTGATTTGGCAGATAAAGATGAAGAAAAACTTCAGAAAAGACTTATATGCGATTATATTTCGGGTATGATGGAATCTTATGCCATTTATGTATATGAAAAGTATTCTGGAAAAAGGTTTCAGTAAAAGGAGATATGATGAATAAATTAATGGGCTTTTATGAATTAAAAGATATGAACATACCATCTGTTCCTTGGAAGGAATATACAAGTGAAACACGATTAAAGTCTCATATGTTATGGACTGTAAGAACGGCGGTATTTAATGGAGATGACTTAAATTTGCCTCGTAAGGTTGGTGTTGTGGCGGAAGAAGCTCAGCAATTTGGAGATAAAATGTTAAAGGAGTTTGAAAAAAAGGGAATTACAATCTACTATCCATACTTTATTGCGAATAAGAGCGGTAATTTAAATGTTTTTTCTGATAAAATTGTGATTGAAGCAGTAAAAGACGATTTGTGGAATCTTGTGACATATTCTGACAGAGATGTAACGGTTATTATTGAGTCTAACGATAAAAGAATAATAGGAAATAAAAAATTTTTGCAGGAAGAACAGCTAAATGAACTGCTAAAATACGTTCCAACAATAAGGAGGACATTTAGGGATGATTTGCTAGAAGGAAAAAGTGTAATGTTAGAATGGAGTTTTGCTAATAAAAGTGACATAAACAAAGAACCGATAGATGAAGAGTTTTTGGTGTTTTATGAAGCAAGAACAGTAAAATAACATAGCGACCTAAATAGAACAAGCACCCTTCGGGGTGCTTTTCTCATGCCAAAAAAGACTATTATCGTACAGCGCGCACAGCCCCAGCAGTATTTACTCATTGGTTTCTTTACTCGTTTTAGCCGTAAATACCTCCTTTCTGACGGCATCAATCGGATGTCGTGTATGGGGCTGGCAGGACTGTATTAATATAAATAACAAAACGACGAAAAGGAAGGTGAGGTGAGTGCCACGCAAACCAGATGAAAGAATTAAACAGGCGAAGGCTATGTACTTAGAAGGAATGAAATTGGTTGAGATTGCAAGTCAACTAAATCTTCCAGAGGGAACGGTTCGCAGGTGGAAATGTACCCATAAATGGGATAGCGAACGTTCGGATAAAATAACGAGCGTTCGCAAAAGAAAAAGAGGTGGGCAGCCAGGGAATAAAAACGCCACGGGACCGCCTGGAAATAAGAATGCTGAAAAATATGGTTTCTTTAGCAAGTATCTCCCGGATGAGACCCGGGAGATTTTTTCTGCCATTGACCAGGCGGATCCACTGGACCTTCTCTGGCACCAGATACAGATTGCCTACGCTGCTATTATCCGGGCACAGAAAATTGCCTATGTGAGAGATCAGGCAGACAAGACTGTCGAGAAGGTGGAAGAGAAAGACGGTAACGTCATAGGGGAACGCTGGGAGGTACAGCAGGCATGGGATAAACAGAATGAGTTCCTGAAAGCCCAGGCACGCGCCCAGGGAGAATTAAGAGCTTTGATCAAGCAATATGACGAGATGCTGCATAAAGACTGGGAGAGCGCTTCTGAAGAGCAGCGCTGCCGGATTGAACATATCAGAGCGCAAACAGAACGTATTTCAACAGTGAATCAGAGTGGAGATGAGGACGGGGTGGTGATCATCAATGATCTGCAGAAAAGAAGTGAAACTATCGGAGATAGTAATTCCGAAATATCAGGAAGTATTTGATTCCAGGTACAAGCATATCATCATGACTTCCGGAAGAGCAGGTACAAAGTCGAGCTGTGCTGCAATCCGTACAGACTATCAGATTGTATCAGATCCATTTGCTTCTGCTGTGGTATTACGCAAGCATCACAATAAGTTGAGAAAAACGGTATATAAGGAAATGCTGAGAGGTATTAACCGGCTGGGAATTCCGAAGAATCGTTTTTATATCACCAGAAGCCCGATGGAGATCACATATAAAAAATATAATACTACAATTTACTTTTCTGGATCAGATGGTATTGATGATACCAAAGGTATTATTGATGAGGATAAGCCGATTAAGCTTGTTGTGATTGATGAGCTGACAGAGTTTTTCGATGATGGCGAAGGGGAAGATGAACTGGCAAATATCGAAGCTACTTTCGTCCGTGGAAACAGTACCGGATTTCAAATGATCTATCTGTATAATCCTCCGAAGAATCCCAATGCTCCGGTAAATGTCTGGTGTAAGAAAATGGAAAAGCGCCCGGATTGCATCCACATACATACAGATTACAGGGATGTACCTGTGGAGTGGCTGGGACAGGATCTGATAGATTCCGCAGAAGCAATGAAAGCAGCAGATCCTAAAATGTACCGCTGGACCTGGCTGGGAGAACCAGTTGGAGTAGATGAATTGATTTATTATATGTTTTCAGAGCGTCACAGACAGGCGCCTGACCCAGAGCGTGTATACGAAAGAGTATATATTGGCGGTGACTATGGACAGCAAAATGCAACAACCTATCAGGCTTTTGGTCTTGATACTTACCGACATAAATTGCAGGGGTTGAACGAATTTTATCACAGTGGAAGAGATACCGGAAAGCAGAGAAGTCCGTCAGAATATGCTCAGAATCTTATAGAACTAATGGAAGAAGTTCATGAACAGCATGGAACAAGAGTTTTTTATATTTATCTGGATCCTTCAGCAAAGGGCTTGCAGGAAGAGATAAGAAGGTCTGTACATAGCACAGCCCTGGATTATTCGGTACTGGTTCGTGATGCGGAAAATGATGTGGCGCTTGGCATCAGCAGAGTTCAGAAAGTGCTGACTTTTGGAATCATGAGTATTGCGCCGGCGCAAGAAAACCTGATCCGTGAAATGGGGCTGTATCAATATGATAAAAAGTCTATTGAGAAAGGCAAGGAGATTCCGGTTAAAGAAGAGGATCACGGATGCGACGCAACCCGTTACGCTGTCATGGGGGCGTGGAAGTATGTAAAACGTTGGTTGCCGGCAGATATCGAAGAAGAACATTATGAAGTGGATATATCAAAGATGGAGATGAAAGAAGATGGATATTTTTAGTTATTTTCGCAGGAAGGGGATCGATACTCTGGATGCGACTTTTTACCGGAAAATTGAAGAATGGAAAAGCTGGTATAACGGAAATGTCCGTAATTTTTCTTTTTATCGGGTATACACCGGACAGGGAAGTTATACAAAACGAAAAAGAAAAACAATGGGTATGGCAAAGAAAGTGTGTGAGGACATTGCAGATCTGCTGTTAAATGAGCGGGTAAAATTTGTTTTTTCCGATGATGCAACAGGAGCTTTTGTGCAGGAAGTCTTGGATGAAAACCAGTTTCTGGTGTTTGGAAATGATTATCAGGAGCGTAAGGCTTATACGGGTACGGTTGCTTATATACCTTATCTGTATGATGCAGAGATTGAAGCGGATGGAGCGGTCACTTCCGGAAAGATTGGCATTAACTATGTGAGTGCAGGTAATATCTATCCGGTAAGCTGGCAAAGAGGGAAGGTTACGGAGTGCATCTTTACGTTTCCGCATACAGTAAATCGGAAAAAGTATATACAGGTACAGCATCATAAACTGGAAAATGGGCTGTATGTGATTGAAAATACAGTTTTGGAGGCGATCACGGGCAGTAGGGAAGGGAAGGAACTGAAGCGTGAAGAGTGGAAGCAACTACGTCCATTTAGAAACCTGACTACAAGGATAGAAACCGGAAGTCCGGATCCACAGTTTGTAATAGACAGGCTGAACATTGTAAATAATGCGGATGCAGATGAGAGTAATCCTATGGGTATAGCGATCTTTGCTAATGCAATAGACACATTGAAAAAGCTGGATATTGAATTTGATTCTTACTGCAATGAATTTGAACTTGGAAAGAAACGTATCTTTGTTGCTCCGGAAATGATGAAAAACATAGATGGATCTATGGCATTTGATCCGGAAGATACGGTGTTTTACAAAATGCCGGATGATTACGACAAGGAGAAAGAGGGGCTGATTCATGAAGTGGATATGCAGATTCGGGCAGAGAGCCACAGCAAAGCAATTAATGATGATCTGAATTATTTGTCGCTGAAGTGTGGATTTGGTACAGAAAGATATCGTTTTGACAGTGGACAGGCGAAGACTGCAACAGAAGTAATTTCGGAAAACTCAGATATGTATCGAATGTTAAAAAAACATGAGATTATATTGGAGGATGCGATACGGCAGCTTATCAAAATTATTATCCGGTTAGGCAGGATTTTAAATTATCCCCTTAATGAGAAGACAGAGATCACTGTGGACTTTGATGATTCTATTATTGAAGACAAAGAATCAGAGAGAAATACAGACAGACAGGATGTAAGCATAGGGGCTATGTCATTGGTGGAATACAGGGCAAAATGGTATGGGGAAACAGAGGAACAAGCAGCCAGGAAAGTGCAAAATCCGGCGGAGGTGATTGAATGACGCAGGGACAGCTGGAAAAGTTACCGCTGAAAATAAGCAAAATATTTTCTGATCTGGAAATCAGGATTATGACCGATATTGTCCGCAGGATTAAAGAGAATGGTTTTTCTACGGCATCCTCAGACTGGCAGATCACTCGCCTGCAGCAGCTTGGAAAATCGGAAGAGGATATCAAAAAATGGATTCAGGAAGCACTAAAAGCATCCGATGAAGAAATGGATCGTATTTTCTCAGATGAGGCATACAGAGAATACTATGGATATGACAGGTACTATAAAGTTTCCGGATTTGAGCAGATACCTCTGGAAGATAATGTTCCCCTGCAACAGACTATAGAAGCAGTAAAAAGGCAGATATCCGGAGAATATAAGAACCTGGCAAACTCTATGGGATTTGCCATCAGAGGTGCGGATGGACGGATTACCTATTCGCCGCTAATGGAATTTTACCGCTCCACCATGGATGGCGCAGTGATGGATATTGTAAGCGGAGCGTTCTCTTATAATCAGGTACTTTCAAGAACTATTAAGAAAATGACGGATTCCGGTGTGCGTTGGATAGATTATGATTCCGGACATCATAACCGGATTGATGTTGCTGTCAGAAGGGCGATTATGACAGGGTTTCGACAGGTTCAGGGAAAAATCAATGAACAGGTTGCGAAAGATCTGGGAACTGACAGCTATGAAGTAACTTATCATGTAGGTGCACGACCAGAGCATCAAAAGTGGCAGGGGCGTGTATGGACTATGGAGCAGCTTCAGAGTGTGTGCGGTCTTGGTACAGTGACTGGATTAAAGGGCGCAAACTGTTATCATGATTATAATGCATTTATTCCAGGTGTTTCTGTGAGGAGCTACACAGATAAGCAGCTGGAACAGATGATGAAAGAGGAAAATACACCCAAGACCTATAATGGAAAGCAGTATACCACATATGAGGCTCTTCAGCAGCAACGCCGAATGGAAACAGCCATGCGAAAAAGCAGACAGGATATCAAGCTCCTTCAGGAAGGCGGAGCGGATGAGATGGAGGTTATGCTCAAAAAAGCAAAATACCAGGGTCAGATGCAGACTTACAGGGATTTTTCTGAAAAGATGGGACTTCCGGAGCAGATGAAGAGGGTATATCAGGACGGGCTGCGTGGAAGGTTTATGCCGACGAAAACAGAATTAGCAGAAATGCAGGGAGAAAGCGGAATATCACATAAACGGATTCCAAAAGAAGGAAAGTATTCGATAAATCGAAAATTGATTGAATCAAATGGATATAAGCGGAAATATAATGGTATTACAGGTGATTCCAATGTAGATGATGCGCTTTATAAGTATGCAAAAACTGGTCTTGTGCATAGAGATGGAACGAATTATGAAGACTTGTATATTCTTTCTCGTAAAACAGGAAAAGTACTTGGAAAAAATGTATCTGGAACAGATAGTTTTGGTGTCAGAGTCAATAAAAGCATTGTTGATGCAGTGAAAAATAATCAAGGAGATCTAATTGGTTTACATACGCATCCGGATGGTACACCTCCGACAGGAAGCGACTTTGAGACAGCATTTAAACGCAGATATTCTTTTGGAACGGTTGCCTGTTCAGATGGAAGTGTATATACATATGGATGTTCAGATCGATTCGCTTCGGCCCGGATTATTGATGACACGATCGAAAAGTTTAAGAAATTAGTTGATGATTCTGGTAAAAAGATGTATTCTAATGATATAGAAGCACATCTTGCCGCCATTGAAAGCTTAAGAAAGGATTATGGTATTTGGTATGAAACCAGGTGATAAATATTATGACGGTCCCATTGTTGATAGTGGAAGAACCGTGGAAGAGATTGAACAAGACATAGAAGAAGAAAAAAAGCGTATCGAAAATATTAAATGGACACCGGATATGCTTGAGGAGTAGTACCACCAGTCAGAAATTGGCCGGTGGTATTTTTATACTCATTTTAGGAGGTGCGCAGGTGATTCATGTAAGAGTTCATAAAAACGGAATTGAAATGTATGGTCATGCAGAATGCAGTGTAAATGGTCAGGATATTGTTTGTGCTGCTATTTCCGCACTGACCTGCAGTTTGATTAATTCACTGAGTGATCTTGCCATGGAAAATATCCGACAGGAGACAGGCAGTGGCATGACTGTAATTGCGTGGCAGAAGCTTACGGATAAAGGTAAGTTGTTGGTAGATTCCTGGTATCTGGCTCTGTTGGATATCAACAGGGAATATAACTGCATAAAATTTATTTAAACCGTCTGGGATTACAGGCGGTTTTATTATGCCCAAAACGTGAAGGCATAAAAAGCTCGGAAAGTTCACGTACTGAAAGCGGAGGTTATTTTATGTTAAAAAATGTGATGAACCTGCATTTATTTGATGAAAGCGGGGAGGGTGGCAACGGAGGCCAGACAAACTCCGGAGATAATGGTAACGGCAACCAGGGAAATGCCGGAGCAACGTATACATATCAGCAGGCGGAGGAAATTGCAACGGCAAGGGCCCAGCGCGCAGAGCAGGCGGCACTTAAATCGTTCTTTCAGCAGCAGGGGATGAGCGATACAGAAGTACAGCAGGCTATTGCGGATTATAAGGCCAACAAAGAAAAGAATAAGCCGAATGTGTCGGAAATTGAAAAAGAGAGAGATACCTATAAACAGCAGGTTGAGCAGATGAATAACGAAAAGGTTCTGACGTCCAAAGGCGTAAAATCGGAAGATCTGGACTATGTCATGTTCAAGGTCACAAAGCTAGTGGATGATAAGACTGATTTTAAAAAGGCTGCGGAAAAGTTCCTGAAGGACAATCCAAAATATGCAGGAGCTGGGACATACCGTATTGATACTTCATCTGGTTCTGAAGGAAAAGGAGCAGGGGGAAGCCTGAATTCTTCCATCAATGATGCAATCCGCCAGGCGGCAAGAAGATAATGGAGGTAAGAAGATGAATAAAAACAGAATGAATTTAAGGTTGTTTGATAATGATGCGCAGCTTATTGACCGTACTGGAGCTGAATCTCTGATTCCGGTACAGGAATCTAATGAGATTATTCAGGGAGTGGTTTCCCAGTCAGCAGTACTTACCAGGGGGAAAAAACTGGCAAATATGACATCAAAACAGTACAAAATGCCTGTTCTTGATATGCTGCCTATCGCTTACTTTGTAAATGGAGATACCGGTCAGAAGCAGACTACAAAGCAGGCATGGGATAAAAAGTTTATTACTGCAGAGGAAATCGCGGTGATTGTTCCGGTTCCGGAGGCTGTGCTGGATGATTCTGATTATGATATCTGGGGAGAGGTAAAACCGAGAATTGTGGAAGCGTTTGGCCAGAAGATTGACGGAGCAATTTTGTTTGGGGCGGACAAGCCTTCCACTTGGAGAGACGATGTAGTAGCCACAGCAACAAAAGCCAATGCGGTTGTTACTCTGGGAGCAGAAGACAGTATTTATGACAAGATCATGGGAGAGGAAGGTGTGATCAGTAAGGTAGAAGCCTCTGGATTTTTTGTAAATGGACACATGGCAGACATTTCTATGAGAGCAAAACTCAGAGGTTTAAAAGATACTACCGGACAGCCGATTTTTAAGAGCGACATGCAGAGTGGAACGAATTATTATCTGGACGGTTCTCCTATGAACTTTCCGAACAATGGAGCTTTTGATAAATCAAAGGCGCTTATGATTTCCGGAGACTTCTCCCAGCTTGTGTATGCAATCCGTCAGGATATTACTTTTAAACTGTTTACAGAGGGCGTTGTTCAGAATACAGATGGAAGCATTGCATACAATCTGATGCAGAATGATATGGTAGCCCTTCGTGCGGTTATGCGTCTTGGATGGGAGATCCCGAATCCGATCAATGCTCTGCAGAAGGACAAAAACAAGAGATGTCCGTTTGCAATTATGAAAACAGGAGTGTAATTAGCAGGAGTGTGAGGAACCATGTTATATGTGCCATATATGTATTATGAGAATTATTCAGATTCCCCGGTCATAAAAGAAGATTTTTGGGAATATTGGGAATCTCAGGCAGAAAGAGAAGTGGATAAAAAAACATTTGGACGCTTGCGCAGAGAACCGGTTCTTATTACTGAACCGGTAAAACAGTGTATTTGTGAGATTGCGGAACTTCTTTATAAGGCAGATGAAATAGCAGAGCGGGCACGGCAGCAGGGGGGAGCAGGTCTTTTAGAATCGTATAATAATGATGGAGAATCCGGTACTTTTGATCTGTCCCGGTCAGTCTATACAGAAGAAGGAAAGGCAAGGAAAATTGGAGAGATTATATACCGATATCTGTCTTTTACAGGTCTTATGTACGCGGGGGTGAGGTAATGAATCAGAATTACATATTTACCATTACACTTTACAACCGGATCCGTGCTGCTGATACACCGGACCGAAAAGAACGATGGATCAGAACCGTGCTTCATAACTGCTTCTGGAAATCTTCTGTGGGTACGACTTTTTCGGGAACAGATGCCGGTATCCGGAACATCTATACTGTGCGGATACCAAAGGACCCCAGGTATCTTCCTTATCATGAGTTTGTGAAGAAGCCTGCCTGGTATTTCACCGTGTCTCAGGAAGATATCGTGATCCTGGGTGAAATTCAGGAGGAGATCACCGGAGAATCTGGACATATGGCTGCACAGGTATTGAACCGTTACAGTCCGAATGCGTTTAAAGTGACAGCTTTTTCGGACAACACTGCATTTCCGATGGGTAAGCATTACAGAATCGGAGGGCAGAGCTATGGACGTGGAATTTAACTGGAATAAACCAGTAAAGCAGGTGGCAGAGGAAAAGGCAGGAGGGAAAAAAGGTTTGCTATTCCTTGCCAATGAAGCAAAACGTCTGATGGATCCATATGTTCCGGCTGATAATTTGCTTCTGGCTCAGAATGTCAGGACATACGTGGCCGGAGAACAGGGAATTGTACATTATCTGTCACCTTACGCCCATTATCAGTATGAAGGAGAAGTATATGGACCGAATTATCCTATCATGGATGGCGGAGAGGTAATGGGATTTTATTCTCCTCCCAAAAAGAAACCTGCAGGGAAGAAGCTGAAGTACAGAAAGTCTCCCCATCCACTTGCTACGTCTGAATGGAATAAGGCTATGAAAACAGCCAGAGGTGATGATCTGGCAAAAGCTTATGAAGATTATCTAAGGAGTGGAAAGAAGTGACCAAGCATGATGCTATGAAAGCGTATTTCGAACCGAAGATCAGCGCACTTGTAGGTGATCTTTTGAATTTTAATTTTTCGCCGGAATCAGAAGATGCGGTATCGTTTATTACTAACTATTCTGATAAGGTTCGGAAGAGCTATATACGGGCAGCAGAAAAGGAATATGGTTTTACCATCGTAATAACAAAGACCTATTCCACATACGGGGACGATCTGAACCTGGAAGCTATGAATCTTGCACAGGCGTTTATGGATTGGATTTTTTCCCAGAATAGAAAAAGGATTTATCCGGAATTTCCGGACAACTGCCAGATAAAAAAGATGGAGTGCCTGCAGAACATGCCGAATCTGGCCGGTATTTATGCAGAGAGGGGGCTTGCACGGTATATGATCCAGTGCAGGCTGATTTATTTTGAAAAGGAGACAGGAGCATGAAATTAACAGAACTGATGCAGGGAAAAGTACCTAAACCCGAATATGAGGGATGGGTGACAAATGATGATTTTGTCTTTGCCATCAACCTGACACCGGGGGAGGGGCAGACAAAAGAGACAGAATATGGTGTTGTCCAAATGGGGATTGAAGGGCTGGACGCACAGATGAACCCGATCACGGTGGATAAAACCTACATCCGTGCCGGGCAGTCCACGCAGAGGACAGGAAACCAGCGTTCTTTTGCTGTGACCGGGGACCGGTATATCGGAGATGAAGTACAGGATTATATTTTCAGCCATGCGATCAAGTATGGGACCGGAAATGCGGTTATCACCGATTACGTTTACTTTAATATCCTGAACGGAAAAGGGGAAAAAGGCAAGGTGTCCATTATCATAAATTCAGACGGAGGCGGCAATGCAGGGGAGACCTCAGCCATTGACGTTGAATTTAAGAAAGTGGGTTCCACTCCGTCGGAATGGAGTTACCAGCAAGATTAAAAGGAGGAACAGGATATGCAGATCAATGGAAAAGAGATCCGTTTCAGTATCTCAAATAAAAACCATGCAGCGAACTTTGAAAAGGCGATCCGCGCCATGGAAAAAGATGAGGAAAGGATCAGGAAAATGAGCCAGGGGAAACTGGGGGATGTACTGGATGCCCTGATCCGGATGTTCCGGAAGTTTTTTCTGACAGCTACAGGGGAAGATGTGCTGAAAGACTGTGAAGATGCACAGGAGGCAAAAGAAGCTTATGACGAGTTCCTCTCTGCCGTCCGTGAGCAGAAGGAGCATTTTCTGTCTCCGTACAGTCTTGAACGGATCAAGTGATGAAAGCCAATATACTGCTGGATGATCTTCCGAGAGAGGTCAAGGTGGACGGCATGTGGTATCCGGTAAATTATGGATACCGGGCCCATATCCTGATCGAGATGGTCATGTTCAGCGACAGGGACGATGAACAGAAGCTTCTGGATGCACTGAATATTTTTTACAGGAAGAATATCCCGGGGAATATGGAGGCTGCCATGGAGCAGCTTCTTTTGTTCCACCGCTGCGGCGAGGAACTGAAAAAACGTCCGGATGGGAAGCCGGTACGCACAGCAGGAAAGAATGTCAGGGCCTATTGCTTTGAACAGGATGCGGAAATGATCTATGCGGCTTTCCGGACGCAGTACCGGATAAATCTGAACCAGACTGCAGATAAGGATCTGCACTGGTGGGAATTTATGGCTATGTTCGATTCACTGTCTGAGGAGCTTTTGATCTCCCGTGTCATGTATTACCGGACGGCAGATCTGAAGGGACTGGGGAAAAACCAGAAAGCTTTCCTGAAAAAGATGCGCAGTATTTACGCATTGAAAAAGGCGGAGAGCAGTATGGACCATGAGGCGAAGCTGGCAAAGAGGAACCGGGATATGAAGGAATATGTCAGAAAGAGGATGGACGAATGCAGAAAAGAGTGATCTGTCCATACTGTGGTTATTCCATGCCTGTATTTTATAAAACGTCCTGTGAGTGTGAGGGGATAACCATAAGGTGCAAGGGCAGAAATTGCGGGAAAGAATTTGAAATCAGGATAAGAAAAGGAAAACAGATCAGGTAGTGCCATTATGAGCCGATGATCTCTATCGAAAAAGGTAGGTGGGATGATTGGCGAATGATGGAACTGTAAAAATTGGGACAGAGCTTGATAAAAGCGGATTAAGTAAAGGATTATCCGGATTAGGCGGATTTGCGAAAAAAGGATTTTCTGTTATTGGCAGCGCTGCAGCTGGTGCTGCGAAGATTGCTACTGGTGCGATTGCCGCAGTAGGAACGTCTCTTGCCGGTCTGGGAGCAGCTGGCGTTAAATATAACGCTTCTATCCAGCAGTATGAAACTTCCTTTGAGGTTATGACCGGATCAGCCGAAAAGGCAGCACAGGTGATTGACGAACTGAAAAAGGTTGGTGCGGCAACACCGTTTGAGCTTCCGGAACTTGCGGATACCACCCAGCTTCTCATGAACTATGGTTTCACAGCGGATGAAGCCATGGATAAGATGATGATGCTGGGGGACATTTCCCAGGGATCTGCGGATAAAATGAGCCGCATAGCTATGGCTTATGGACAGATGTCCTCAGCAGGCAAGGTTTCCCTGGAAGATGTGAAGCAGATGATCGAAGCCGGGTTCAACCCGCTTCAGGAGATCAGTGAATCCACGGGAGAATCTATGGATTCACTGTACGACCGCATCAGCAAGGGTACGATATCGGTAGATGAGATCACGGCATCCATGCAGCGTGCAACCTCTGAAGGCGGTAAATATTATAAGTCCATGGAGAAGCAGAGCCAGACGATCAATGGCATGATCTCCACATTAAAGGATAATGCACAGCAGCTTCTTGGAGAGGTCGTACAGCCTATTACGGAGTCTATTGGAAGCACGCTTTTGCCGGCGGCCATAGATGCAGTGGAACAGCTGACAGAAGCATTTAAAACAGGCGGAACAGAGGGGCTGATTGGGGCCGGGAGTAAAATCATCAGTAATCTGTTGTTGGGAATCGCAAAGTCGCTTCCAAATCTCATTACGGCAGCAGCGGATGTGATCCAGTCGATTACAGAAAATCTGACTGGGAACCTTCCTCAGATCATGTCTTCTGGAGAGCAGATACTGGAGGCTCTGGTTTCTGGGATCTTGTCGGTTGCAGGATCATTGGCCGAATTAGCCTTCCATATCATTTCAGAACTGGCTTCGCATCTGATCCAAAGCGCTCCGGAATTATTGAACACGGGATATGAGATGATCGCTCAGATCGGGGCTGGGCTGCAGCAGGCGATACCAATGTTTTTGGAAAGTGCACTTCCGCTTATCCAGAATTTCACGGAATTTCTGAAAGAGAATGCAGGCAGATTGGTTGATGCCGGGATCCAGTTTATCTATAACATTGTAGACGGACTGATCGCTGCGCTTCCGGATCTCATTGCATATGTTCCGACCATTGTTAAAAATGTTGCGGATATTATTAATGAGAACCTGCCAAAAATTCTGTTTGCAGGTGCAAATATTATCAAGAAGTTACTGACCGGTATCATACAGAATATCCCGAACCTGATTGCTGAATTTCCGAAAATTGTATCTGCCATTATATCAGTGATCGGAGCCGTAAACTGGCTGGGACTTGGAAAAACCATCATAACAGGCATCTGGAATGGTGTGAAAGCGCTTTTCAGCAAGATACCTGATACGGTAAAAAGTATTGCAACAAATGCCAAGAATATGTTTCAGAATATAGACTGGCGAAGCCTTGGTACAAATTTGATCACCAAGATCGGAAACGGGATCAGCAGCCTGGTAACAAGTATTCCAAGCAAGCTGAAAGGGATTGCTTCCAGTGCTAAAAAGGCATTTACGGAGATTGACTGGTTAAGTGTTGGAAAAAATATCATTTCCGGGATTGCTTCCGGTGTATCCAATTTTGCCGGGAATTTGGTAGATGCTGCTGTCAGTGCTGCTGAAAACGCTATTGAGACCGTAAAGGGATGGCTGGGTATCCATTCCCCTTCCAAACGGGCACGGGATGAGATCGGTGTGAACATGATCGCCGGTGTCAGTGAAGGTGTGGAAGAGGAAACTCCCAACCTGGAAAAAGCGTCTGTCAAAAGCGTTGGGAGAACCGTAGACGCCATGAAGAAAACGGCTGCGGCTGATTTTGTTCTGGCTATGCAGGAAAAATCCTACAGGGCGGCAGATAACAATGAAATAGCAGCACGGGAGAAATACAGAAACAACGGTTATGAACCGGATGAGCCAGATGATGATCCTTCCGTGGTAGTCAATAATACGTTTCATGTTGACGGCAAGGAGCTTGTCAATGAAACCGTTAAGAAGACGAAAAAAGAGATCTCAAAGGAACAAAAAAAGAGAACACAGTCAAAAGGAGGGGAACATAATGGAAGACTGGTATATTGCTGACCAGAAAGGGAGAAGATCCACGGAATTCTGTTTGTATTTTGAAGGGTATCCTTCTGTTCAGACAGGGCAGAAGGTGTATCAGAAGACTACGGTTGCCGGACGGGGCGACTTGTACGAAGATACAGGGCAGTATGGAGATACGGTCATTTCAGCAGTGGCAGACCTAAACCTTGCCGGGAAAAGGGGAGACTGGGAGGATGCGCATTTTGCTGCAAGGGAGTTTCTGAAGGGATGCAGGAAGTTATATTTTTGTGATTCCTATGGAGTGTTTTACAAGGTAAAAACGGTATCTCTTGGTGAAGTGGAGAGATATTCGGAAATGGCAGGAGATTTTGACCTGAAATTCACCTGTGAACCGGGGCTCTATCTGGATAAGGGGTGTCTGGAGTACCATCCGTCTGATCTGGATATCAAATATAACTCATTTTCGGAAAGCCATCCCATCTACAAGATCACCGGAAACGGCACCTGCACCCTCACAGTCAACGGAAAGACCATGAAAGCCACGGTAGGGCAGAACCTTACCATTGACACGGAGCGGATGATTGCATACCGCAAGGACGGAACTATGATGAACACTTCCGTCAGCGGGGATTATGAAGAGCTGTACCTGAAACCGGGGGAGAATGAGATCAGCATCACGCAGGGATTTACCCTTACCGTGATCCCCAACTGGAGGCGCTTATGATCCAGGTGTACAGTCAGGAAAAGCGTATGGAAAAGATGCCGGTCAGCCAGTATTATCTTTCAAAGGATACTTACCAGGGCGTACATTTCGAGATCAAGGAGGAAGTCCGAGAGGAGTTTGATGTTTTCGTCCGTCTGCACGGCGCATGTACGGCTCCTGATGACAGTTATGCGGTGATCAACCTGACCCGGCCCATCCAGCCGGAGGACCTGGAACGGATCCGGTACGTGGCTTTCAGCTCCAGTGGAGATGGAAATTTCGGTGAGGTCCACTGTGGATTTACCTACAACAGCACCAGGGGCGTCCACCGGGTGTTTTTTGACAAGGGGAAAAAGGAAATGGATTTTTATCCTCCGGAAGACTGCCGGGATATCCGCCTTGTCCTTTTTGTATCCGGAAAGGCAAACTATCCGTCCTTTATGCCATATGAGAACCGGATCTATGCAGAACTTTATTACCGGCCCCCGGATACGGAAGCGTACCTGTCCCGGAACGGGGACATGACGGTATTCCCTGCCAGAGCTTCCGTCCACGCGGTCTTAAACGGGGTGTGGGAAGCCACCCTGGAACATCCCATTGACCCGGAAGGGCGCTGGAAGTACCTGATGGAGGAGAACCTTGTGAAGATGCCGTCTTTTAACGGGGAACAGCTGTTCCGGATCAAAAACCGGGAAAAGTCGGATTCCGGGATCACCTGTGAGATGGAACCCGTTTTTTATGACACCATGGGGGACTGCTGGCTGACGGACGTGCGCCCTGCCAAAAAGAATGGACAGGAAGCCCTGGACCTGATGCTTGCCTCCAACCCCAAATATTCCGCCCGGTCGGACATCACCCGGGTATCCACGGCGTATTACCAGTATAAGAATTTCCTGGAAGCCCTGAATGGAGACGATCCCAATAGTTTTGTCCACCGCTGGGGCGGGGAAATCCTGTTTGATAACTTTGAGGTGGTGGTCAACGACCGTGCAGGCGGTGACTACGGGGTGGAGCTGCGTTACGGGAAGAACATCCCAAGGGACGGGCTGACGGAGGAAGTGGATGTTAGGGACATTGTGACCCGGATCTATCCAAAGGCTTATAACGGCCATACCATGAAAGACCACGGATATGTGGACAGCCCACTGATCGGGGATTACCCCACGGTCAGAACCGCTGCCCTTACCTTTGATGATGTGAAGATGGCGGAAGACGCCATGGAAGATGATGCGGATAATGGCGTGATCGTCTGTAAAAACCAGACGGAGCTGGATGCGGCCTTAAAAAAGCGCTGCATGGAACAGTTTGAGGCAGGACTGGACAAGCCGAAAGTGACCATTGAGGCAGACATGGTCCTGTTGCAAAACACAGAACTCTACAAGGATTACAAAGTCCTGGAAGAGGTTGGCTTTGGTGACACAATCCATTGCCGCCACAGCCGCCTGGGGATCACCACGGATGCCCGGGTGATCGAACTGGAGTATGACTGTCTCCGGAAAAAGGTGGGATCCGTAGTGCTGGGAGATTTCCGGTACGATTACTTTGACCGGGTATCCTCTTCCGTGGACCGGATCGATGGTGCGATCCGCCCGGACGGTTCGGTCATTGCGGAGAAGATCGCCGGGTTTATTGACGGGGCCATGGCATCCCTGCGGGCTCAGTACAACGTGGCGGAAAAACAGGACGTGCTGGCGATCCGGTTTGAAAACCTGGATGAGAAATCCCCTCTTTACGGATCCATGGCCCTTGGGACCCAGGGGCTGATGATCTCCAAACAGAGGACAGAAGACGGCCGGGACTGGGACTGGACCACAGCCCTGACGGCAAACGGACTGGTAGCCGGGATCATCGTGGCCGGGATCCTGTCCGACCAGACCGGAAAAAGCTGGTGGGATCTGGACAAAGGGGAGATCCATCTGGAAGGAGGGTATTTTTCCGGTACGATCTATGCAAAGGACGGCGTTTTCTCCGGAGAGATCCGGTCCTCCAAAGGGAAGATCGGCGGCTGGACGATCACGGCAAATGGATTATCCAACGGGAATGTACATATTTACAGTACAAAGTATACGGATGACGATGAAGATTTTTCGGACGGGTCACCGGAAACGGTGATCTATCTGGATGGCATCAAGACCGGAACCGTACGCGCTGCGGAAGTTCACGGGTATCTCCATGACCTGTGGGCATACACCGGGGAGATCCCCATTGTGACGAAGATCGAAAAAACAGGGGACGGCGGGCTCCAATGGACACACTCCACCATAAAGGTAGAGGATGGCATCATAAAGAACGCGCCAAGATCGGAGGTGGTATACGATGGCAGATGAGATCATGAGGGATATCTTTATAAAGGACCGGTGGCTGCCGGTACAGATCGACTATGTGCAGGGGACCAACGCAGTGCCCCTGAAGTTCCAGTTCCGGGACTATGCAATCCCGTCTGGGGCAGCGGCAAGGATCTATGTGAAGAAACCGTCCGGAAAGGAAGTGTATAACAGCGCTTCCCTGTCCGGGAACACCGTGACGGTACAGCCCACAACCCAGATGTTTGCGGAAGCAGGGGAGCAGGAAGGACAGCTGCAGCTGACCTCCGGCCAGAAGATCCTTGTGACGTTCCCGATCCTGTTCCGGGTGGAACGGAACCTGATCTCGGAATCGGCGGTGGAGAGTACGGATGAATATGGGGTGCTGCTCCAGCTGATCGGGGAGGCGGAAAAAGCAGTGGCATCCGCCAAGGATGCCGCCGGAAAAGCGAGCACAGCCGCGGGGAAAGCAGAAAGTGCGGCGGAGGCAGTCGGAAGCGCAGGGACAAAAGCGGAGAAAGCGGCAGAGGCGGCCAACACAGCGGCAGGATCTGCCAGCAGCGCGGCAGCCGGAGCCAGCCAGGCGGCAGAAAAGGCAGACGCAGCGGCAGAAGAAGCCAGTGTAGCAGCCAAACGGGCCAATGAAGCGGCGGACAAAATAGACGGGCTCCTGGACGGGTCCGCCTATACGGAACTGGAAAACAAAGTAAACGCCATCCTGCAGAAGATGGCAGGGACCATAACGACAGAATGATAAGGAGAAGACTATGAGTGTAAAAACAGTGCAGGCCATTATCAACGGCCAGACTTACAACCTTACCTTAAACAGGGAGACAGGAAAATACGAGGCAACGGTAACAGCCCCGGTAAGATCCAGCTATAACCAGTCCGGGCATTATTATCCGGTGACGGTCAGGGCCACGGATGATGCTGGTAACACCACCACAAAGGACGCGTCAGATGGAACGCTGGGAAAATCCCTGCAGCTGGTAGTAAAAGAAAAAGTAGCCCCGGTGTCAGCCATTACATATCCTACATCCGGTGCATTTATTACCAATGCCACTCCGGCGATTGCTTTTAAAGTCACGGATGAGGATTCCGGAATTAATGAATCCACAATAAAACTGACCGTAGACGGCAGCGCAGTGGCATCAGAAGAGATCAGCAAAAAGGCGGTTTCCGGAGGATATGAGTGTACCTATACGCCAAAAAGCGCACTGGGTAACGGAGCGCATACGATCAAGGTGGAAGTATCGGATCATGACGGGAATGCTGCAGCAGTACAGACCGTCTCCTTTACCGTGGATACCGTTCCACCGACACTGTCCGTCACAGCCCCGGTGGAAGGCTATGTGACAAACCAGGCGAGACTGCTGGTATCCGGTACCACAGACGATGCCACCTCCAAGCCGGTTACGGTTACGGTAAACGGTGAAAAAGTAGCAGTCAATGAAAACGGTACATGGAGCAAGACCATTACCCTCAGCCCGGGAGCTAATACGATCACGGTTGTTGCTACGGATAAGGCAGGAAAGAGCACTACAGTCACACGTAAGGTAACACTGGATACGGGCGCTCCTGTATTTGTAAGCGCGAAACTGACACCAAACCCGGTAGATGCAGGCAAGACCTTTATCATCAGTGTAGAGGTTACGGACTGAGTTGGTCACCAGGGTCTACGGCCGCGCAAACGGGGCTGAGATCATTTTTACAAGGAAAGAGGGGGATCTCTGGCAGACAGAGGTCCCTGCAAACCTGGAAGGGGAATATATCGTAGACCTGTGGGCGGAGAACGATGCCGGGAGGACTTCTTACGTCTGCAGGGCCCTGTTTGCGATCAGCGGCCATAAGTTAAAAGTGACCGTCCTGGAACGGGGCTATTCCGGGGAGATCTCCCCGGGGGCCCTTCTGGGAGGTCTGGAAAAAGGAGGGTTTACCGTTGAGTATCAATTATGTGGATGATATTTATATGGACCTGGGGGAAAAGACCCATATGGTCAGTCTGGTACGTCCTGTCTGCGGAGAGGAGATCCCTTTTGAGATCAGAGCGGCCCGGTGGGAACTTTACCGGGAGGACTGGGAAAAGGGGGATGTGGTCCTGGAAGCAGAAGGGGAATGTACAGTCAACGGCCATGCCCTGGACGCCCTGATCCAGCCGAAAATGGCAGCAAGGTACCGGTTCAAATACATTTACCAGGTGGCGGATGAGACCTGGGTGGATGTGATCCGGCTGAGGGTGAACTGATATGGCAGCAGATATATTCATAAAAAGCGCAGGATTAAGTCCGAACCCGGTCATTGCGGGGGCGGCCGTTACCATATCGGTAGAGATCGGGGACCGTGTGAGCGCCCTGGCGGATCATGACGGAAGCCTGATCACAGATACAGACGGAATGGGATTGTGGATCCCGGAGGGAGCGCTGGTACTGGCAGATCATGACGGCGTATTCCTGGTGGACGAAGGGAAAAACATGATAGAAAGCGAGGAGTAACATGACAGAAGAGATCACAACGAAAAAAGTAGAGGATCTGGGAGAAGCGGCGGAACCGTTGGATGCGGATGTGTTCCTGCACGGATCCGGAGGCGGAAACGTCATTAAAAAAATCAGGTGGGGGAATCTCATCAAAAAGCTGAGGACCCTGCTGTTTGTCAATAACCGGACGACCACGGAAGAGGGATTCGGCCTGGATGCCCGTCAGGGGAAGCTGATCCAGGATGAACTGGATCAACTAAACACAAAGATACGGGTCCGCTCCATCCAGACTGCCTCTGCGAAAAGCGGCATGGTGGAGGAAGGGGCGTTTTCAGACAACATTGCCGTGGACATTAGTAAGATGGGTTTTAAAAAGGCACCCATAGGAATCCCCGTTTCAAAAGGATACCTGGAACCAAGAATCAACAGTATTACGACCGGTACGCTGAACCTTGGCTTTTATAATGCCGGACCCGGAAACCACAGTGGGGAATGTAAAGTAATCCTGATCGAACTGTATTAGGCAGTATTCATGTTTTGCCCACTTCCAGTTTATAATGAGATTGGAGGTGGACATATGGATATCAGAGAACGTATTATACAGGAAATCACAGAAACATTGCAGGCAAAAGTTCCGGGAGATGTACTGGATCTAGTACAGGACATACTCATAATGGAGCTGAATCAGTACGAGATACAGGAACGATGTACGGAAGTGGATATACCGGACACAAGTGCGGAAGGACAGCTGAAAAGGTATATTGCCACAAAGCGTCTGGAGGGAAAAGCCCCTTCTACACTGCACAGGTATTATGAAGAGAATACGAGGATGCTCCGTTTCTTCCGGAAACCGCTCCGGGACATCACGACCTATGATCTTCGGTTCTACCTGTCTTTACGGAGACAGCAGGGAAAAACAGGAAACCGGACACTGGATGGAATGCGCAGATGTTACAGCAGCTTTTTTACCTGGCTGGCAGCGGAAGGGGTAATCGGGAGGAACCCATGCGCGGCCCTGTCCCAGATCAAATACCGGAAGACCGTGAAAAAACCGTACAGTGCAGTAGAGATGGAGAAACTTCGTGCTGCCTGTAAAGATATCCGTGATCTGGCATTGGTGGATTTTTTATATTCCACCGGATGCCGGGTTTCAGAGGTGGTAGGCCTGGACATTACAGATGTGGATCTGGAAACCGGGGAATGTACGGTAGTGGGAAAAGGGGAAAAAGAGCGGGTGGTGTATCTGACAGAAGTGGCGGCTATGCATCTCCGTACTTATCTGGATACCAGGGAGGATGTGGGGAATGCATTGTTTACAGGAAGGGGAACATCACGTATCAGTAAGAATGGAATAGAGGCGGTGTTGAGGAGGCTGGGAAAGGCTGCCGGAGTGGAAAATGTCCATCCTCACAGATACCGGAGGACATTAGCCACAAATCTTCTGGATCGTGGCATGAACATACAGGATGTGGCGGCCATCCTGGGCCATGCGGACTTGAAAACAACCCAGATTTACTGCTATATCAGCCAGCAGAATGTAAAAACTGCATATCGTAAATACGCTGCATAAAAAGAAATGGAATCATTTTCTCCGGGGAACTACTCTGGAGTTTTTGGTATGCAAAAAAATAAAAAAAGAATCAGAAACATTATGAACAAAACATGAATTGGTATCACTGACATTCGTACCGGATATTTACAAACAGCCGGTCCTCTATGGAAATGGTATGAGACTGGCTGTTGATGCACAGGACATCCTGATTCTGCTCAACGGAAACTATCAGGACTTTTCCTGTAAGCTGTGAAACCGCAAATCCATAGGAAGTACGGAATGCCTTGCAGCCGGGAAGAGTACAGATCCTGTATTTACTGTTTTTTCCAAACGTAGTGTCTACTTTTAATCCGGCATTCATAGTCACTTCCTTGCCATGCTTTATGGTTCTTACCCATGTATCTGAATCGTTTGGTGACACAAATTTGTTCTGCGGGTCAAAATCCGTATATTCCACACTGGTATTTGTGTTTTGTTCATTTACTCCTGTTATGGAGAGAAAGGCGGAAAAATGGAAAAATTAAGATTAGCAGACGGAACGGAAATGGAGATCTCAGAGGGCTCAGACCTGAGGAATATCACAACAGGGCTCAAAAGTTATGCGGAACTGGACGGACTGGCCGGGAAACTGACCAGGGAAAATCTGACAAGGGTACAGTTCCTGACAGATGAGATGCTGACCGGGAAGTACCGGGATATGGAACTCTGTACCCCAGAGTTTACGGTCGTACAGAAAGAGGGAATCCTTCTGGCAGGGTTCGGCCTGCAGGAGATCCCGGCAGCGGAAAAGCAGCAGGAAGAGATCCATATGGCATTATCTTATCTGACAGATGAAGAAGCGGCAACGGTAAGCGGCCTGTATCCGGAATGGAAGCCGGATACCCGTTATCAGACCGGGGAGAGGGCTGCATACCAGGATATGCTGTACCGTGCAAGACAGGACCATACTTCGGACGGACAGTATCCACCGGATACCGTACCGGCTTTATGGGATATGATCCCACTGGCAGAGTAAAGGAGATCAATATGGAGATCAGGGCAGGACCGTGAAGGTCTTTTTTTAATACTTAAAATTGCGCCGGCGCAAGAAGGGAGAACGATGTGGAAGCGATTATAGATTACATCCAGGCCAACTGGGTACCGTGGCTTTTTGCAATCCTGGGAGTGATTCTTGGGGATATCATCCGCAGACTGAGAAACCAGAAAAAGGAAAGCAACGCCATAGCGGCGGGAGTACAGTCTTTGCTCAGGGAAAACCTGGTATACAATTTTAACAAGTATACAGACCGGGAGTATTGCCCGATCTACGCAAAAGAATCCATCAAAAGGATTTATAATGCTTATCATAACCTTGGAGGGAATGATGTAGCAACGGAACTGTATCATAAACTTCTGGCAATGCCGGAAGATTTGAAGGAAAGAGAGGAATAACTATGGATATCAATTTTTTATTTGACTATGTAAACCCTTTGATCTTAGGTATCTGCCTTTTATTAGGTTTTTGTCTTAAGACAGCCTTTGACTGGTTTCCCAACAAGTACATACCGCTTACTGCCCTGTGTATGGGAACGCTGATTGCAATCCTGATCAATTTCCAGACAGGGATTAATGCAGAAGTAGTTCTGGGAGGCATGATCTCTGGACTGGCAAGTACAGGCTTATATGAAATGCTGCGGAATCTTCTTGATAAGGATGGGAAAAAGGAGAATTAAAGATTGAAATAAAACTTGCAGATGTGCTATGATATGGAAATGGAATAACCGTGTTACAGGGTGGCTGGCCTCTATTCTTACATAGAATGGGGGTGGTGCTGATGAAACATTTTGATTTTAAAGACCTTATGGCTTTTGGAATGTTCATTCTTGCATTACTGACATTCGTTTTTACGTTCTGTCGATAATGAGTTAAAGCATAAGAAAACCACCCTTTGAACTTTGACCGAGTATCTAGGGTGGTAATCTTATCATTCTGTCGAGGTCAACCCCTTGTGGGCGGTTGTTCCTTTAAACATATTATAGGGCAGATATCAGAATAATGCAAACATTTTTTGAGAGCTTGGAAACAGGCTCTTTTTTCTATTGGAGGAAAAACTATGGAAATCAAAGGAATTGATGTATCTGCTTGCCAGGGAAAGATTGACTGGGAAACAGTGGCAGATTATGGAATGGAATTTGCAATCCTGCGGATCACGGAAAAGGGAAATAAAACAGACAGTACCTTTGAGCAGAACTACAAGGGCTGTACTCAGCATGGAATCCCGGTTGGGGTGTACAAATACAGCTATGCCAAAAGCCCGGCACAGGCAGAACAGGAAGCAGAGAGTGTACTGAAAGTCCTGAACAAGTGCCGGCTTAATTTCCCGGTATTTTATGATCTGGAATGGTCCGAACAGAGAAAACTGGGAAGTGTAGCGGTGGAAAAGATTGCCCTGGCATTCCTGAAGAAAATTCAGGCAGCAGGATACCAGGGCGGGATCTACTGCAATCTGGACTGGTATCAGAATGTACTGACAAAAGCTTTAAAAAAATATGACTGCTGGATTGCCAGATATCCGGCCAATGACAACGGAACACTGCAGGAACGTCTCCGACCGGAAGTAGGAGTGGGCTGGCAGTATTCCAGTAAAGCAACGATTCCAGGAATTGGAACAAAGGTTGACCGGAATGTATTTTATAAAGATTATAAAACAGAGGAGGGAACCGGTATGACAGCAGCAGAAGCGATCAATGCAGCGATTGGAATCGCAGAGGAAGAGATCGGATATCTGGAAAAGAGATCCAACAGTCAGCTGGACAGCAAGACAGCTAATGCAGGCAGCGGAAATTATACAAAGTATTGGCGGGATATTGCTCCGTCTTATCAGGCACAGCCATGGTGCGCAGGATTTGTGTCCTGGTGCTTTTACAAAGCCTTTGGTCTGACAACAGCCAGGAAGCTTCTGAAGCACTGGCCTTATGTATACTGCCCGGATTTGGGAAATAAGTTTACCAGGTATGCAAACCCGGAAAAGGGCGATATCGTTATTTTTTACCGCAACGGTACATTTGCGCATACCGGAATTGTCACCAGGGTATCAGGAGATCGGTTCTGGACCATCGAGGGCAACACCAGCGGAGCATCCGGAATTGTTGCCAATGGTGGAGGCGTGTGCGAAAAATCTTATTATAACAGTCAGCTTCCGGGAACAAAGTTCTGCCGCCCGGATTACAGCATTGTAACCAATATCATCCCGGATAACGGATCCG